AACCATTAATGATTTCCAAGCCTTTCCGATTCCTCGGTATGGTTTGTTACCAGCACGTTCAATCGAATCCAATAGATCTACTTGTAGATCAATTGGAAAACGGTCAGTAGCAGAACTTAAATCCAACGAATGGAAAAGTTCCCCATTTCTTTTATCAAGAATCACTGGATCTTGAGTGAAGGTTCTATCCCGTGGGATAGCACGCAATGTTTTAAACAAATATTGCGAGATTGGCTCGAAAGCCAACTGTGAAATGTAATCAAAGATTGCAATCACTCTCTCCTTCAACTCAGGATCATGGATGATATGAAGTTTTCGGTTCCTAGATACCTCTTTCTTAGAAAGTTTAGTATTTAAGAATAACTCCTTAAACCATCGCATCCCCTCTTCGCCCATGAGGATGTTCAGTCCCCATAGGTTACGCCCCGTAAAATAACGCGGAGCGTGGTGAGCTAATAAAATAGCTGGACCACCAAGAGGCCCTGATTTCAATGTTAAAAAGAAATCACGTACTGTGAGTTTCTTATCCTCCATTGTTAGACAAAAGTCTTTAACAAAAAGATTGATAAAATCTTTAGGAAGAGTTTTAAATTCTCCCTTGAAAGGATCAGTGATAGAGTTATAATTAACTTTACCATCTGCTTTCATTGCTCGGGAAATCCCGAGTAATGTAAGAATGAAAGACACAGATTGAGAATCCTCAGCATCTAATAACTCTTTCATAAAGAGTATACTAGTTGGAAACCCTTGTGGGGTCACTCCAATCATGAGGTCATTAACCAATAAAGGTTGACCACATAAATACCGAGTCACGATTAAACGCATCATCTTGATACGTTTAATTGTGTGAGGTATCCCGTTATTAGAGATCCATGAGCCGATTAACTCGATCCATGTACGTAAAATTAATTTACGAACCTCAATAGGAATGTTAGGAAACCAATTAGATATTATCCAAACCAGGATAAGATTTAATTTGTTATCTAGCATATTATTATTTATTTAACAATATCTTATTGAGTAATGTGCCCATAGATATGGACGCGCTCAATAGTCTGAGGTTATCAAGGCTTGGAGTATGAGACTACATGTCAGGCATTATCTCACGATAATGACCAACAGAAACAGTAATTGAAAA